CAGCACGTACATATTTCGCGTGTCTTGAACTGATATGTCACGCGCTTTAGATATAAATGCGTCACCTGCTGCGATGTAGGGAACTGGACGGTATCGGGTAGAACGAGCCATTAAGGTATACACCTCGACGTTCTGCGTGCTGGTGTAGGGCCGTGACGCCCTTTGTTGTAAGAGTCGTTAGCCCCGCGAATGGATTTGTAAAACTCTTGCTCAAAGTAGGCTGCGTTTTCTAGCTCTGTAAAATACTGCTCTATATACCAGCGACACCCGTTTACATAGATATCTGGATGGTTGGTTAATACGTCGTTTGTGTTATTTGTACCGTCTAACGGCACGATCTTAGCGAAGAATTGAACCTCTATGATCTCTGCGTTCTCTGGTATGCGCTCAAACTCAATCTGTGACGTAACTGTGTAATATGCTGGCCTACCTACTGTACTGCGCTCCTGTAGAAGCGTGGGCGGCCTATAAGTAAGTTCTGGATTATCACCATCCAGAACCCAAGATAGCTTCCTCATTTCGAGGAAGTATGGCGGCAAAGCTAAAAAACGCTCTGCCGTTGAAACTGTTGCCTGACTGCGTGTTTCGGCCGGTCTTATTAGTAATTGCTCGACCGAATTGCCGAACATTCGCTTTTCTGTGATCGAAATAGCGTCATTAAGAATAGAATCTATATCATTTGAGCCTGATAAGTTGATTAGCTCTTGCTTTAAGTTCTCGAAGTTATCTAAGGCCATTTCTAAGACTCTTGACGTGATTTAAGATTGACTCAACCGCTATTCTAGACTGTTTAGGCAAGTGAGTCATCCACCTACGCTTAAAGTGAGAGGGGCGAGAGATTTCAAACTCTTCACCCTTGGCGATATCTTTACCGCCGTAACTCCCATTTTTTAAAGCCCGTACCTTTATCACTTTTTAAGCGTTTTGCTTGAAGCCTTGACCGGCTCATACTTCCGTTTCATCCATGATGATCTTGGGTCAAAATCATTTTCGGAAATCGTTAGTTCACTGCCACCGTAAAAACACTCTCCGCCAATAAAGGCGAAATTTGAAGGTGGCAGATCAACAACGATTTTAATTGTTTTCTCTGCCATACTAGCCCCCTATTAATTTACAGTGTAACCGCTTGAGTACGTGGTGTACCCCTCGATTGAGCGCATTGGCTTAATAAATGCACTAACAGTAACAGACGGAGAGGTGCCCGCCAATGTATAACGAACCGCTACATATTGATTAACGTCATCCAAACTGGCGTTGGGAATAGGTAAAACAACCTTATAACCCGCAACCAATAAGTCGGCGTTCTGAGCTGGCGCGGTTGGCGTGCCTGACTCATATGTACGACGGGCAACCTCTTGGCGTGCCGTTGTAATGGCTGCATCTGAAGCGAATTCCACTGCAAAGGTGTAATCTTCGTCACCCGTACCCTGGTCCGCTGCTGTCTCTACGGTAATTTCTACAGCCATAGGCTCGCCGTTACTCATAGCAATAACGGCGCCAAGGTCATACACATTAGTGGATAAAGCTGTAGCCGTTAACGCTTGCGAGGCTGATAGTTTTGTTTGCTCATCAGTATTCATTTTCGTTCTCCTAAGTTAAGATACTACAGCTTCAGTAGAGGCCAACTGATCCACCAAGCGCACAGGGATGCCCAAAAAGCGTAACTCATGAATGGTCTGCCCAAACTGATTCAAACCTTCCTGAACGGTTACCGCTGAGCTTGATTTTTCTAAAGCTACGATTCGCAGATAAGATGCTACTGTACGATTCACGTAGAATGCAGGCTTAACGCTTGACAATGACGGGAGCCGATCAATTGCGCGAGACATTAATTTGATAATGCTTGTTGAAGCCGTTAGCGCTTGAGTTCCTGTCAACCCTTGAAGATCACTAATATCAATGTTTGGAATACGAACAGCATAACGCCAGTCTTCAACCACAAGGCCATGCTTCCAACAAACCTGCTCTTGGTACACCGCCATTCTGGAGCCGCCGATATCAGTATTGCCCTGAATGGTCTTTTTACCATGATCGATTTGCATCAAACCAGCGTTTGAACCCTTGGGGAATGTGCCATAACAAGCACCTTCACCCCAGCCGATCAAATAAGCTGAAGTATTGTCAGAACTGGAGCCGCCAGCACTTATGATATTGTCTGCGTTTCCTGCCGACAAGTCATTATAACGATTAGCGAACCCTACGTACTCGTTAGCATTCGCCGCCGAACCGTAGATAGTTGTTAAGGCTTGTTTCTGATTCATTGACTCAATATGAGCTTTTGCGCGCTGCAAACGGTAACTGTTAACGTCGCCATTAAGCTCAGCCAGAGCACAATCAACCTCACTCCAAGACTCAAGCATTGCAATTTTTTCAGTTACTTGCGCGTTAGTATCTTTAGAGGTTGGCACCAGTTCGTTCATACTTCTATAGTATGACGTCGGCAAACCTGTCTGAATTGTAACTTGATGACTTGTAGGGCCGTTTGCCTCAAACATCACCATATCTTCAAGCATTTGATTTTTTTGAGCCAAAATCTCTGCAATTTTTGCCGCCTTGCCATCAGGGTCGCGACCTTTCGTCCAATCGTATAACGTTGGCGTGTTTGTGCCTAGTGTAGCCATTTTAAATTACCTTTTAGTTAGAGCCGTAAAACATTTCCGCCGTTGTTTTTGGCGCCTGTTTCTTCTGTGGCTGTTTTTCACGTTTAACTTTTCGTACCACTCGGGGTTTGTTTTTAATCTCTGTGACTTCAGCGGTCTTGTAACTCTCGTTACGTGATGCTTGGTCAACCAACTTATAAAATCGATGGTCAGCAATAGACTGTAATTCCTGCTCGGTAAAGCCGTTCTGTTTCAAATAACCTTCCCAACGCTGAATATCAGCCTTCATGGCATCATCATCTTTCCACCCCATTGCATCAAGCAACTTTTGGTTTTCAACCTTTCGAAATTCAACCAACTGCGCTTGCTGCTGAGCTTGAGCTTTTTCACGAATACCTTTTAGGGCTTCTTCGCGCTTCTGCTTAAGCTCCTGTTTTGCAATGTACTCATCAGGATCACTTAGCTTTAAGTCTTCCCAGTCAACACTGCTATCTTCCTTAACGAGGCTCTCAAGTTGCAAAGCTGCTTCCTGATATCTAGCCGCTTCAGCTTTAATAGAATCTATCTCTTGCTGTTTGGCTTGTTCGAAAACACCCTTGCGCTCTTCTGCGATTTTCTGAATTTCTTCGTTTTGCTTCTGAACACCTTGAAAATTGCTTATTAGAGTTTCCAGATTTACCTGAACAGTCTTTTTATTAGACTTAAACTCGTATAGGCCGTCTTCGGTCTTCTCGTACTTAACGAAATCACTCTTTTCGTCGTAAACCTCAACCTCATCCGAGTCTTCTGTATCGTCATCAGCTTGGCCTTCTTCGGCTGCCTCTTCGGATTCTTCCGCCCCTTCTTCGGTTTCCGCTTCTTGTGGTTCCTCGGTTGGCTCTACACTAGGCTCCGGTTCTCCGTAAAATATATCGGCAGGACTTACCACGGGTTCTGCTTGTTCGGCGTTAGGTTCCACTTCTGGATTATCTAACATATTTTTCCCCTATATAACATAGTTTAGTAAATTTATAAACCTTTGAGAGTTGATAGTTTTTCTCTACGGTTTTCTTCCTGCTGCAAAAACTTGCCTCTTTGCACCATTTGATCAATTTCTCGCTGAACAGCATTCACTGCCTGAATCTTTTTATGAATAGCTTCACGCTTTCTTTTCTGAAGAATTCCCGACTGCTCAAACTCATCAAACAAATTCTTTTTGACGCGCTCGAAAGCCGCTAGGTAAGCGGGATTTACTAGCATCTGTTCTGCGAATTGCCCTAGTCCTATTTCGTTATCTCTGCTCATCTAGCCCACCTGGTAAGTTTGTATTGTGATCCAGCTCCATTTGTGCGATATCAATTGCAGTCTGCATGTCGAACTGGTCTTGGTCTTGCTGGTAGTTAGCTGCGAATTGGTTTTGATTCTGAGCCAATTTAGCCGCCTCTAGCTGCTGCTTACCCTGAATCTCTGCGGCCTTCAACTGATCTCTGCGCGTTGTTTCTTGCGCTTTAAGTTGAGCCTTAAGAACCTCTGTCTG